TTATAATCTTCTCCGGTAACCATACGATTTTGTGTATAGTATGTTTGTGGAGCATTTGCTTTAATATTAGCATTTGTTTCTGTACCAGATGCAGTAGATACACTTGCTACTAAACTCAATGTTGCAGTCAACACTTCGCTTTGTCCTTGACTACTTGTATAAGGTATACTAACTGCAACATTTAAAATGTCGCCAGGATTTATTGTGTAAGTTAATCCGTTGCTAATTCTATAGTAAGCTCTAAAAGTACCTAAAGGTAAATTACCAAAAGTACCGTCTGCAAAACTTAAACTGATTGCATCGCCTGCTCGAGTAATAACACTATAAATTGTTTTAACACTCTTGTTTAAACTATTATAAATTATATTGTTACCAGTAGTTGCAGGAACCTGTGTCCATAAAGTAGTTTCAAGATTTGTACTTTGATTCAAACTATATAACCACACATCAGTGTTGTTGATATTCTGAGTATTAATATCAATAGTCTGGTTACTACTTGGTTGAGTAACTGTAAATGTTCCTTGATTTAAATTACCTTGTGTAAAATTTAAAAAGAATCCAGTATTACTACTTCCGGCGCCGTAGCCATCATCTTTATAAATGAAGGCCAAATGATTTCCCACCATTGGTGGTTCTTCCGAAATAGTTTCTCCGTCAGAAATTACTGTGCTAGTAATTTCAAAATTCATATTTCTTCCAGCAACACTTTTATTAAAACTGTAGACTGGAACATTTGTATTGTTAGCATTAAAACGATACTGACTCGTAGCAATACCGTAAATTGTAGCTTGATCAATAGGGTTTCCAAACTGCTGTGTGGTTGGCAAGGCCGCATTTATTATTTTAATGAACTGATCGTACCAACTAGAATTACTTGGATCATTCCACGTAATAACTTGACCGCTCATATTAATACCGTTACTATCTAAAACATTTTCAGTAGTTTGCACTGTGGTAAATTTTAATAAACCCTTAGCGGCAATGTTTCTACTAGCATTATAGTTGATCATACGACTTAGTCGTAATACGCTGTCGCGGCGTTCTGCTAGTTCTAGGAAATTTTCACGAGCATTTAAGTCAACACGGAAAGCTATGCTTTGGCCCACGAAGGCAATAAGGTCGATAAGGGCAAGGTATTCGCTTGACTCTGTATAATCGTTAAAATCTTCGGGGAAATTAGTACGGATATAGTCAATCATTGTACGACGTAAGTTATCAAAGTCGTAGCTTTGGAAATCTGCGTTCTTAAATGATTGATAAATTTTCTGCCAGTCTTCTGAAACTAACAGGTTATTTTGTCTATCCGTTGAGCTCATAATTAGTCCTAATAAGTGTATTTATCGAATGCAATTATGTGGGTATTTTATCAGCTGATCAGTCCGTTAGCTTGGTCAAATTGCAATTTCAAGTCTTGACTAATATTGTAGGGAAGATATGTTAGTGTGCATTGTATTTGCAAACCTGTATCATATGGAGTTATCTGTATATTTCCTGCAGATACACGTAGATCGGCATTTAAGATTTGATTTACATTTTGTACTATAAGATCTTTAACTTGTTCTGTTAAAGGTTCAAACAGCATTTCCCAAATAATACAACCGAACCCAGGTTGCATTAAACGTTCGCCCATTCTTACATTAAAATGATTAAGGAGGTCTTGTTTAATTAATTCAAAGTCATAAAGTGTAAAATTCTGTGTTGTAGAATTTAATGTACTAAATCCTCTATACATTTGAGGGCTTGCAATGCTAGGATTAGGGCGGGCCGGTAATACTATTTTGTCGTATAAATTTGTAGCCATTATTGTTGCTCCTGTTCTGCACCTTGAACTCTGTTAAAAGTATCAGTGGTTGTTGTAAAAGTTGAAAATGCTGTTGGTGTTGTTACTGAATAAGTTCCTCCAGCTTGTGTATTAGCAGGAACAAATTGTGTTGGGTCTAAATTTTCATGCTGATTCCATGGCTCAGTCTGAGGCACTCTAAATGCTTTATGCGCTTCTGTAGCTTTGGAAGCTGTTGCGGCTACTGGGCCATTCATATGTATTTGGGTCGCTGTTTCAAGATGGTTCCCGCCACTATTAATGTTTGTATTACTGCCAGCAGTAAAATTATTATTACTACCTGTGTTTAAATCAAAATTACTTCCAACAGTTATGGCGCCATTTTCTCCTACGCTAACTTGCAAATCGGATCCTGTAGTAACAAACATACTAGTTCCAACATTCATGTTAATATTTGCACCAGCAGTAAAATTAATATCTCTATCAGCAGTAACATTAAAATCATTTTGTGTATGCAGACTAATACTGTCTTCTGCGTAGATGTCAATTTTTCCGTTGCTGGTTAATTCTATCCAAGCAGTTCCACGACTGTTAGTAATATAAATTAAATCTTCGCTATTATGTAATAAGATCTGATGTCCAGTTCTGGTGCGTATTCTTATAAGTTCATTGTGCGGAATTGTTACATCACCTTCGGTGTCGCCAGCTAGTACGCTGGCATATTCTGGAGGACCATCACCGGCTTTTGTTTTACGTAAAAATTTGTCATCGCCGTCATCCATGACAAATGTACTGCCGCCAAGTCGACTTACAAAAGCATTTGGTATTTTGTAATCTTCTTTGCCAATCGAACCCCTCGGTGCTCCCGACTGTTTGTCAACAGGACCTGGAGTACTCCAACCAAAGACCATACTAGGAACTTCTCGTCGAGCACTAGAAGTTGTTATTCCTCTAATATCATCGTTTATTAAACCTTGATTGCTAATTGCATCAGCTAATGGGTGGGTAGGTTTTTTAAATTTAGTAGAGTCTTGAGGATTATCCCCGTTAACTCGTTTATTGTATTCTGCTGTTGGAGCTCTAGTATATGTACCTTCAACATTATTTTCAGTGGCGGCGATTCCTGGTACCATAAAGTTCATGCCTTCATCTGGTACACATCCCATCCAATATCCACGCTTAGGATCTCCGTCAATAAAAATAACAACTACTATCGTTCCTACATCTGGAGGAACTGCCCACATACCATAACTCTTTTGTGTGTTTCCGTAGTTGTCAGGATCTTCTCTAACGAAATCTGCGCCAGTGACTCCATAAAATGGACTCATATATTTTACTTGATGTAGTTGTCCAGAATCTCCAGAGTTGCCTGTAGGTCTTAATAATTCTACTTGCAACATACCCATGTAAGTACTATCCAAATGGCTAATCACTCGAGCCAGGAACGGTCCTGGTCTAGCTTCTTTATCTTGAGAACTAATTCTATTTTGATCGGAATATGTCATGATTAGGTTGAGTCTTTATCTGAATCAGTATTAGGAGCTGTTTTAGTTTGCCCAGTTGTCGATGGTATTTGATCATTATCGTCGTCAAATTCTTGACTAGGTCTACGGAATCCCGATAATATTTGTGTAAATTCTCCATTACTAAAAGTACTGATTACTTGTTGTATTAGATATAATCCACTAAACTGTACTACTGGAGCACTTTTACTACTACCACCAAAGTTATATAAACCAGTTGATTGATTAATATCTACAGGTGATCTAAAATTAACAACTATATCAACTTCACCATTTTCATAATTAACGCTACCATCTGTGTTTAAATTTTGTGTAGCTTGTTCGCTAGTGTAGTTACCAGTGCCACTTTCAGCGATCCAATAAGGATCTCCAATAATTCTCATTTCTAAATTATACATGTCAAATGATCGATTTAATGCATCATTAAACATTTTAGCGGCACGTTGAGCTTGTTGTTCTTGACCGCCACCGCCTTTACGATCTTGTCCTGTTATTGTATTAACCCATTTTAATATAGTAGGCATGATACCAGGTTTAGCCACTGGCGCTTTACCGTCAGGCATATAAGTTACATTTTGTATTTTTTCAGGATCTTTAGCACCCGATTGATTAGACGTTATTTTATCTTGAGTTTTTTCTAGTCCGTCTACTGGCATGGAAAATACAAAACTATTATTAAGTTCAATTTTAAAATTTATAATGTCTACGTTTTTACCAGTATAAAGATAATTGTAAACTTTTACTGCTTGTTTTTTTAGTTCTTCAAACCCCGGAGCTTTAGTGCCAGCGGCTAAATGTCTACTAGCATGAGCTTTATAAGGTACCACTTGATATACTATAAGTTTAGGTTTAACACCAGTGTTATCTTGTGTCTCACCAATAGTATAAACTTTAGTAGCTATTCTATACCAGTCTCTGTAACCTTCGGGTGTTATCTTAGTAGAATCTAATGCAGTGTTTACAAAATTACTTTGCAGTATAACTTGATTAATTACCTGTGGAATTTTTGAATTCTGTGCAAATCGCATTTCAGTCACAGATTTATCAAATTTAAATTTACCAGTATTAAAAGTTCCAGTTTTTACATCATATACTTGCTCTTCTTTAGCAAATGGTGGATCAGCTTTACGCTGTTCATCAAATCCTAAACTAGCAGATCCAATGTCATTACAGTCAGATGGATCTTGTGTTAGTGTTTGATTTGTTTTACTTCTACTAACACCTAATTGACTGTATAAAGTAATACTACTAGATGCATTTGCTGATTGTGTTGCGCTACCGGAATTTTCTGTAGAATCAGAACTTTGACTAGCATCGGCAGAGCTTGCTGTATTTTTTGGAAACAGTATCAAGTACTCGTCGGCTTTTTTAACTAGGCCTTGATCTTCAAGTTCTTTCATACGTTGATTTAAAAATCTTTGAAAACTATTTTCTCCAGTCTGCAATATTTCTTGAACTGTTTTTCCTGACGCAGAAGAATCACTTTTTATTTCGGCAATATCATCTGTAAGTGCTATTTGATTATAAGGCATGCCGGTACACTTGTATCGACTACCAGAGGCATCGGCAGTCATTTGCATGTCAACAAAACTAAAAGGTATGTGCTTGCTGGTTTTAGGAATATTTTTTATTTGGCCTGTTTCAGTATTACCTCTAAAATCAATAGTGATAATAAAGCAAGCTTCTCTCCAATTATCCCAGCCCTTTTCTTGTGCAATTTGCTGACAACTGGTTATAAACAATCCCATGCTGTAAGGTTCAATAATTTCAAAACTTAAATGCATTACATTAGTGTTGAAACTAAATTGTTCCCAACCAATTGCACTAGCCAATTGCAAATTATTAATAAAAAAATCAGATTTCCCGTAGGCTGTGTTTACTCTATTGCTAGGATCTGCGTTAGCATCTTTACATATGAGAGAAATATTTCCGCCTACTTTATAAGTTTTATCAGGATAATTTAAATCGTTTTCTGTTAGGCAACCTAGACCAAGTACATAGGTATAACTTGCATAGGCAAATAAAGGATTTGGCAATGGCAATTTTTGCCCTGCACTTAATCCTTTAAAGAAATTACTTATTCCGCTGAATGCGCCAGATATACCGTTGAACGCAGATGTCAATCCACTGGCAGCTCCACCATCTGTGAATTTTGTTACTGCATTGCCTACTGCGGTTGCAGTCTGAGTTGCAGAATCTATTAGCCCTGGAATACCATCTAAACTCATTTTATAATCCTAGTATAGTTTTTAATCCACTGCCTTTTGGTATGTATATTTGTGTCCCAGGAACAAAATCTAAGATAGGATCTTGTAATACATCCAAATTACGTTGAATAAAAACCCACCAAAGATTAACTTCACCGTACAAATCGTATGCTAGCAAATCAGGTCTGTAAGTGTATTGTGGTTCTATAGTATAAAGAAAAT